TGGCCTACTCTTGGGAGGTACTTAGCCGCTGACGTTGTAGGGACGTATGAGTCTCCACGATCAGGGTTGTCTACCATGCCGCCTAAGTCAGAGCGGTAAGAGCGAAGACGAGTAACAGTAACGCTTTCAGTTCCATCAGGATCAATAATTCTGTGTATACCCGATACCTCAGACAAGCCCATTGTAAGATAGCCATTTAAATCAGTGCCATCTAATTCAAACTCAATAGCGCATAAAAACCCTGAAGAGGTAGCTGTAATTGTTGCTGTATGTTGCGATGCCTCTGTATTCACAGAGCCGCTTTGAATATCAAATACGCTTACTCCATTCGCATTCGCATCAAAAATTTGAGTTTGTAGGGTAAGGTATTGAACGGTAGTGCTTGTTGTTTCTACTGCAAAAACATACGTCCCTTTTTGCGTAAAGGTTGTTAGAACACGAGCATAGGGCGTTTGATTGCCTGATTGAGCCGTGGCAGTCAAAGTATTGTTTGATGTCCACGATGCGTCGTTAGTGCTTGTAAGAGACGATGATGGATCTTCAGAATACGTCAGTAGATTATGTGGCGCCCATTTGATAACAGGCATCTCTCGGACGCTTACGTTGTCTACATAAAAGGTAGCCGCGCCGCCTTTGAAGCCCAACTCAAAAGTGGATGAGTCAGCAATATAAACGTATTCATAATTGCCACTTGTTGAGTGCGATTGAAGCGATTGTCCGCCGTCCATAAGCGAAGGAGTGCCGCCGGAAACGTCTATCAATGTGAAGGTGACAATGTATGTCTTACCGGCTTCAACAGCTACGTCTTGGCTTAACGCAACAGTGACGCTTGATCCGCTGTCGTATGATGCGCCCCTGCTAGACCAAACCCAACCCGCTCCTGACCAACCATCAATGCTATCCGTAAACGAACCATTTGTTACAAGCTCAGGCCCATAGCCGTCCGTCATAGTGGCATTGCCAGCACGGGCGTGGGTTATGGCTCCATCAAAGTTAACAGTCTGGTTCTTGTCCTTCTGATAAAAGTTATCAATGAAGTCAAAGACAAGACCGGGGTTGTCAGAACCAACAGAGTATTTAGATATTCCTCGCCTAATAGACGTAGCTAGTCTGTTAAGCCTAGAGCCAAAAAACATTAGTCCATCTCCGATACGTAAGCTGTGCCTGTGCTTCCGCCAGTGATAAAGCTAATGGTGTCTCCTGAATAAGTGTGAATGAACTCTACAGTGTTAGATGGGATGTAGTAGTCGCTAGTAGTAGCCGTGCCTGTAACGCTAATGTGTACGTCTACAGTGGCAACAATACGCGCTACACGCTGACTGACAGCAGTAGAAGAGGCGGCTGTACCTGAAATAGAGACCGTTTGAGTTGTGCCAGGTCGAAGGCATTGGATAGCTGAAGAGTTAACATCTCGTGCTAAGCGTGACATAGGAGTTCTCCTTGAGTCAGAAAAGAATGGGGGCCATTTCTGACCCCCAGAGTTTCATTATGCAGATGGTACTGCGAGTACGAAACCAGCTTCAGGACGGTATACTTCGACACCGTACAGGCAGTCAGCCGTGTACAGAGTTGAAAGGTATTCCTGCTTGTACTGAGTTTGCGAACGTACAGACATTTGCTCTGCAAGAACAATCGCATCGCGATGGAACAGCAATGCCGCACGAGTGTCGACAGTTCCCGCAGTGTTGTCTCCCGCCGCTTCGATAGTTGCACAGTTAGCAGATACGTAGATATCTACACCGTACAAGTTACCGATAAGACCAGACTGTACTGACTGACCTGATACAAAGTCAGCAGATACATAACGGTCAATGCCCATGATCTCGTTACGAGTTGAGGGTGGGATAACAAGTACACGATTCTCCATTGGGACGTTGTTATCATCCATTTTTTGAATCATGTCTCGGAAGAAACGATCAGTAAAACCATCTTGGAATACACCATCTGTAATGGTGCCAACCAATGTATCGTCGGTGTACTGAGTCGTTGTGCCGTTGTCATTAAAGAAACAACCAGTGTGCTGATAGTCGGTTGGAGCCGCACCAAATACAACTGCACCACCATTGCCGAAACCAGTACCACACGAGTGGAGGTCATTGTCGATCTTGGTAGCAAGTGCATAACCAGCATCTTCAGTGTAGAACTGACGCAGGCTAGAAAGAGCCTGAACTTCAACGATGTCTTCGATGAGACGTGAGTACTCAAAGTGACGATCGATATCTACAGTCAGTTCGCTTTCTGTGTTTGCAATGATAGTGACAGCAGTGTCAGCCTCTTTCTCATTAGCATCTCCACGAACAGGCTTAGGAATGTGAAGCTTGTCGCCTTTCTTGCCAGACATTGCGATCTTCTTAACAAGAGGGGCCATCTTCAGGTTTTTCTGATAAGCGGCAATAATCTCATCACTCCAGATTTCTGGAATAAAAGTAGCCGCTTCAGCTTTTGCGATGTTACCTGCCGCGTGAGCCGCGCCATCGCCAAGCGTCGATTGGTTGTAAGTTGCAGTAGCCATGTCAAATCTCCTTTAGATTATTTGACTCGACCCTCCGCGTACGCTTGCAAAATATCTGATGACAATGCTTGATAACGCTCGGGGTCCGTTTTCATAAGTTTAATAATGTCGGCCCTGCGATATGTCTTTCTACTCGTCCCCTCACCACTGCCTCTCGTATTGCCTGTATTAGCCGCCTTGAGTTGCTGTTTCCGCACCTGCTTTTCAACATTTGCGGTTTGCTGGGCAACTGTCTTACGTTCTTTCCAAAGAGAGAACAGCTCGTCAGCCGCATCAGCGTTGTACTCTTGGTCAGCCTGTACAAACAACTGAGTCCTAATCTTTGAGGCTTTGATCCAATCTGCAAACTTTTCATCAGACAATATATCTTGCATATCAGGGTGCTTGTTATTTAGCTCCGCAATAGCAGTTTGTCTTTTGTAGTTTGTAGAGTATTCCTCAGCCTCTCTAATCTTAGGGTGATTCTCAATAGCACGATTAACTGCCGCTTGAGGATCTGTAAAATAGTCAATATCACTATCAGGCTCAACATTGTTCTGTTGAGGTGCTGATGGTGTTTGAGTCGCTATGTACTCATCCACTACCTTACGAAGCTCGCCAACTTCAGAAGAATGCCGACTCATCACCTTTTCAACTTCTTGGTGCATTTGAACGACATCCCTTAAAGACTTACCTCTGTACTTCTCGGGTATATCGCTGTCGACTTCTTCTACTTCGGGTTGTTCAACTTCTTCTACAGAATCCTCTGTTGGAAGCTGAGCCTCTGGCTCTTCGTTTTCAATCTGACCTACATTGTCCTCTTCAGGGGGCAGATCAATGATTGTTGCTCTAGACATTATTAAACTCCGTGACCTTAATCATTATGGAGGTTGCTCTTTCTGCCAGCCTTTTCATGTTCTCGTACCCACTTCATGTGACGACCCGGAAAGTCTCCACTTGAACCGTCGAGTACGCACTTTGGCGCTGACAGCATTTTAGTAGCAGTCAAGCCACAATCGCACCTACTGATTGTCTCTCCACTGCGTACCATCTTTTCAAATATACGACCGCAATCACAGCGAAAATCGTATATTTTATACATTTAGCTCATCCTGAGCTTCCGCTTCGGCTTGGTCTCGCGCCGCAGTAATCGTTGATTCTAAATTAATTACTGTGGCTAAAGCGGTAACCTGCCCCTTGCGATAAAAAAATTCTTCCTGATCGCTAATAGTTTGAATGTCTGCTAACTGTTTTGCATTGTTAGCCAGCTCTTCTACAAGTTGCTTATAACCTGCATGGTTAAAAAGCGTATTGTAGTTATCAAAATACTCCTCAAGCTCAGGTGTCATACTTCATTCTCTTTTGGTTGATTTGTGCCTTGTAGCACGGTTTTTTAAAAATGTCAGGCTTTTTTAGTAGTTTTTCTTCTCCGCCCCGAAGCTGTTACTGCATGTTTAATTTTTGCTGGCCCAGTTTTACGCTTTGCTGATGAGCGTTTTTCTGCCGCAGTCATTTTAGCCGCTACCGCTTTTGGCCTGCAAGAAGGGTAGGGGCGCTTGCTTTTCTTCGCAGACTTACGACCGCAAGGCTTGCCCGTCTTAACATCAACCCACTCTTCTTTAAACCACTTGGTAAGACCTTTTTTTGTCTTAGCCATATGTACCGCCACGTTTTTTATAGGTCTTAACAAGCCAAGCATTAGCATACGCACTGGGATAAACGTCAAACTTGCGCTTAGCCTCAGACTTTACGCGCGAGTAAAGAGCCTTGTTCTTTACGTTTGCGGGTATCGTGCTTTTCTTTTTAGGCTTTGCCTTTGCCTTGGGCATAACTACTTCTTTTTCTTTCGATTGGTCATTGTGCGCTGACCACGCTTAGGCAGTGCAGGTTTTTTCTTCTTAGGCTTCATTGACTTCATTCCATAGCCAGGCATTGCTTTCTCCTTTGCTTTCTGTGAGAGATCATCAAAATGAAATAGTTTTACCGACGTTTTACCATGAGACTTGCCAGAATGGAGCGTACCATCCGGCATTTTATGTGTGCCACCTTTGTGTTCAGTGCCATCACGCTTGTAATGCTTTACGCCCTTAGCCATTACCATTTGACCTTATGCGACCAATAACGCGCAGATAGTTTACTGGGATTTGAGTCTTGAGCATTGTGCCGGGCATAGTAACTTTTCTTTCGCGCTTTATCTTTTGCGCTCTTAGGATTCTTGCCTGCACCCTTTACACCTTGCTGACCAAATCGAATTGTCTTGATCTTATCACCATCTTTCGCAACTACAACATGCGATTTAGTGGGATGGCTGGGTGTTCTCTTCGGCTTGTTGTACCCGCTTACGCCTACGCGTGCCAGTCTTGGGTCCTTCTTGCTCATTGGTTAAAGCCTCCATCTTGGATTGAAGCTCCTCCACTTGGCGGCGCAGGGGCTCTAGCTGGTTGTTGAACCTGTTGAAGATCATTTGGAGTTCTCTGTCGGTTAACATTATCTTTTCCTTCGAGTTGACGTTCTTTCAGTAATACTTCGGCAACCTTCATACGACGCTCAAACTCTCTGTCGTCTTGGTCACCTTCCTTAAGGTTACGTGTAATAGCATTGATCTTGTCAATCTCAAGCTCTTCCGGCACAGCTTGCGCTTCTGCAACCAGCTTGCCTGCTCTTGCCGCAGACTCTTGCGCTTGTGCATTGAGAGCCGCTGTCTGAGATTGCTGGAATGCCATCTGCGCTTGCTGAACAGCCATCTGCATTTGCTGTGCCTGCGGATTAGGTTGCATAGCCTGAGACATAGCCGCAATAAGTTCTTCGCGATTAGATAAGTTCATATTGTCTATGATGCTTTGAACTAGCGTTGGGTACAGTGGCGACTCTTGACCCATGGTTTGTAGTAGCTGAACTAGCTGAGTAACTTCGTACTCACGAGCAATAATACCCAGAGTACTGCTAGCGTTAAACTTGTAATCTGCAACG